GTCGCCATTTGACCTCGACGCGGTGCTGGTGTATATATAAAAGATGGCAGAATTAAACATGAGAGCTAGGGAAGCCTTAGAAGAGAAGGCTTTGCTAACCGACGAGCTTCTCAGGCGTAAGGAGGGCGACCCCCTTACCCTGTTTGAATTGTTCCATCCCCAGAGGGCATTCATCGACGACATACTATCTCAGAAATATAAGGAGTACTACTACATAGGAGCTAACAGGTCAGGGAAGAGTGATGCAGGAGCATACGCTGGCTCTTGGCTTGCCAGGTTTGGATATAGGGGTACTAAGAAGGAAAAGGACGTTAAGTTTGTAAGAGGGAAGGGGAGTAGTATAACGGTAAGGGATTTCGCAACGTCAGGCTGGGTGTCAGCTCTCGACTTTCCTATAAGTCGCGACACTATACAACCCAAGTACTTCGACAACGGATTTACCCCACCAGGAGCAACCCATGAACCGTTCATACCGAAACATGAGATTGCCGACCACGGATGGAGAGTCTCAGATCAGATACTTAAACTTAAAAACGGAAGCATTATTGGGTTCAAGTCAGCGGACTCTGGACGGCTTAAGTATCAAGGAGCAGAGAAAGACTGGATACACTTCGACGAGGAACATCAGAAAGGTATCTACGACGAAGCCATCATCCGAGTCGGCAAGAACCCCTTACACATATTCACAACCTGCACCCTACTTCCCCCAGAAGGCATGGTGGGTGGCGTCACTTGGATATTTAACGAGATTGTTAAGAAGTGGCAGAGAGGGACGTTAGAAAACGCGGAGATATATAATGCCTCAATCTACGATAACCCGCATATACCCAGGCCGGAAATCGAGTTCCTGGAGAGTAAGTATCCAGAAGGTAGTGACCAGCGTCGCATTCGCCTCAATGGTGAACTTATTGGTGGTATTGGCGGTAGTCGTGTGTATAGTGGCTTTCACTCACAACTGAATGTTAAAACGCAGCCTGATATAAGTATGAGACGTCCTTTGGCTTGGATCTGGGACTTCAATGTAGAACCTATGGTTTCCCTGATTGGTCAGAGGTATGGCCCTATCTTCCGTGTGTTTAGAGAACTTATCCTTGAAGAGGCAAACATCCCTGAGATGTGTGACTACTTCCGTCGCGTCCACCCGTTGCATCAGGCGCCGATCTGGCTTTACGGTGATGCTACCGGGACGCATAGGAGTGCTCAGACAAAGAGAACCAGTTATCAGATAATCCTAAACGAGATGAAACAGTATCCAGTTCCCCTGTTCATGAAGATCCCTGAGAAGAACCCAGGGGTTATAGATAGGATAAACGCTGTTAATGTAATCTGCTCAGGTCCGCAGTCGCAGATAAACCTTGAAGTAGATCCAGAGTGTGAAGAGTTGATAACAGATCTGGAGCAAGTCCTTGGCGACGGTAAGCAGGGCATCAAGAAGACATTCAACAAGAAAGACCCCTATTATAGGAGAACTCATACTTCCGACGCCCTAGGTTACTGGATATGCTTTGAAGCTCCGGTTGTTGATAAAAAGTGGGATGACCAAACAACCGAGTCGATTAAAATGCCTAGGCCTTCCTATCACCGCAACTAACCCTGCCCCAATCTCGGGCGGCTCATGTGGACATATAATAAAGAGTGATATATTATAATGCAGATTCAGAGCGAAATCCGCCTATGTATATCATGTGGTAGGGAATTAAAGACTGGAGCTCATCGTGCTATAGGTATCTGTATATGGTGCGTGTTAGAGGAACAGGAAACCAAACTTGTTATAAAAGGACAGAGATATGGCAGAAACGAGCCCGACGACGCCGACATCTAAACTAGCTGGCGACGACTCTCCATTAGGAAAGGGTGAAGACGGAGCCGCTCTCACTGTGATGAAAGCTATCAGAGAGAGTAAAAAGGAAGCCTTCCGTGCTAGAAGAGGTCGCCTTGCCCGTAATCGGGAGAATAGAAGGGCGTATCTTGGCTATCAAGACTTCTCTCATAAGCAAAAGGGCCAGTCTAAGGAGTTCCTACCCCAGACGCCTATTGCGGTAGAACAGTTTGTTGGCTTCATAAAGCGAGCCCTGACGCAGTTCGGTGCTTATTATACTATAGATCTGGCAAGGGACAGTAAGAGTCCCCTCTCCGGGACGACCTTACGTTCTCTCCTAGACTGTTTCCTAAACGATATGCTTGTTGAGGATGGCAAGAGCCCTTGAGAGCCTTTGCATACTAAAAATCCACGGGAATATGCAGACAGATAGGAAATTTATTATAGAACAAGGCGATCAAGTTATATCTCCTGGTGGTCAGGTAGAGCAGGATGAGAGTAAATTGGTCGCTGTCGATGTGAAAAACTGGAAATTGCGCGTAGATCTTGTGCAACCCGAAAACTACGGCCCCGACCCGACGGGAGCTGGTCTATATGAGATACATAGCGTCGAGAGAGACATACACTATCTCAAGAGAAGAGCAGAAGAGGGTGTATATAACAAGGCAGCAGTTGCTAGAGTAGAGGAAGACTATAGGACAGAGGATATTGATACAAGAAAGGGCCTGGATAGAGGCCAAGATGAGTCCAGATACCCCTCTTTTCGCCGTAGGGTCAAAATAGACGAGTATTGGGGCACTCTCTTGGACGGAGAAGGCAATGTCTTGCATGAAAACATCTTCTGCGCGATGGCAAACGATAAGTATCTCATTAGGAAGCCCACTCCGAACCCATTTTGGCACCAAGAGAGCCCTTTTATTTCAGTTCCCCTTATAAGAGTCCCCTTCTCGGTGTGGCACAAGGCTCTTTTCGATCACGCGGTACAGTTGAACTTCGCCAGCAATGAGATGTTCAATCTAATCCTGGATGGCGGCATATCCAGCGTGTGGGGCATCAAACAGTTGAGGGCTGATGACCTAGAAGACCCCAGACAGGTTGCGGACGGCATACAACAAGGTGATACTCTTACAGTAAAGAACACTCTCCCACACGGAGCTAAGGTTTTAGAGACAGTATCTGAAGGTGAGGTACCTAGAGATGCTATGGCTGTCCTTGAGATGCTTGAAAGGCAGTTTGCTAAATCAGCACTGTCCACAGAACTTAAACTTGGCTCACTTCCAGCTAAGCAGGTGAAGGCTACCGAAGTTATTGAGTTATCACAAAGTCAGGCCGTTACCTTAGATGCTATCATAGGCGACATCGAGAGGGAATTGATAGGTAGGACTCTACATAAGATATTCCTCACTGTTATGCAAAACATGAATGATGTAGCAAGTGATAGAATTATCGACGCAATAGGGATAAGTGCCGCATTTAGACTATCCCGTATGTCACCGGCAGAGAGGTTCGCGGCCTTTGCTGGCGCTTGCTCATTCAAGGTGAATGGACTATCAGCAGTTCTAGCTAAGGTACGAGACTTCCAGAAGTTGATGGCTCTGCTACAATCGGTTATAACTAACCCACTCCTATTCCAGGCGTTCTTTAGGAAGTATAGTCCAGATAAGATACTGGCGCATATGATGAAAACTCTAGGAGTTAACCCTGAGAATATTGAAAGGGACAGTGATGAGCTTGCACGTCTGGAGCAGGACTTACAACAACTCCCGCAGTTCCAAGCCTTAATGGGACAAGGACAACAGCAGGGTCAGGGCGGCGCAGGGTTATCAGCACAACAGGTGGGTGAACCTCAACTTCCAGCAGAGATTAATGCAGTGTCCAATCCGACATCATCCCTTGCTGGTGCAGGCAATGCAGGAGGAATATAATGGCGCATAAGTCAGACTATAAATCAGTAACGATGAAGAAGAATAAAAGTATGCACATCCACCATGAACCTAGGATGGTCTGCTACGAAGATGATGCCGCTCCAAAATCTAACCCCAAGTCTAGTCACTATTCTAAGAACAGTAAGAAGAAGGAAAAAGGATAGGATATTGGTAGACTTCTCTAAGATAAAACCTCCTAGGAAGCCTACCTCTCCACAGGCTATCGTTCGTAGTCCAGAATTTCTTGAAGCGGCTCAACGGTTGAATCCATTAGCCTTACTTGGTAGACATCCTGATAAAATGTTATTTAGTGATATAGACTTCGTTGGCGCTGCTGCAAAGACTTTCTACCCTCAGT